GATGACCATAACCCCCTCTTCTTTGCCGCGTTTTCTTCCCCCATGTTGACATATATGTTGACATTCATATACCAGTGTGACCTCCGACTAGTAAACGCGTGACCAAAAAGACCATGACCTTTTGTCGACATTTGAATGTCAACTTAGTTTATGTAAACATAATTGACTAAGCAATCATGCAATCCAATTCGACGGCATGACGACGCGACGGGGGGACTGGGCCTTGCGTGGTCTGGGAATATCTACGCAGGGATTACACAAACTTTTTTTATTTTTTGAAATCACCCCAAAATATGCTAATACAAAAAGTATGTTTGAAAGCTTGCCATACGAGCCTCGAAAAATAGAGGCCACAGAAAAGAACCTAGAACTGATCTACGACGCCGCGCGCAAAGGACTCAAAGGTGACGCGTTGGCGTTAGCTGCCGGCATGATGCCTGTAGAGTATCGCCGGCTTGTGCAGTTCGATCCTATCGCTGAGTATGCGGAAACCAAAGGCCGCGCGGATGGCGAAGCGGAAATGGCGAACGTGCTCCGCACAGCCGCGTTGAACGGCGACACTAAAGCGGCGCTTGAGATGTTGAAGCACGCACATGGCTGGGTTGCCAAGCAAGCGGTCAGCGTTGAGGTCAACCAAACCATATCTATTACGGCGGCGCTTCAGGAGGCGCAGCAACGAGTCATCGAAGGACAGATCATAGATGCAAACGACGGTATATTCGCCGGAGGAAGAACAGCGCTTAATGGCGACGCTGTGGAACCCCGCGCTGAAGAACGACCCGCTGGCCTTCGTGAGACTAGCCTTCCCGTGGGGGAAGCCGAATACGCCACTTGAGCACTTCGAAGGCCCACGCAAATGGCAGCGCGAGGTGTTGGTTGAACTGCGCGATCACATCCACGCGAACAACGGTAAGGTAGATTTCCAGACATTGCGGCTGGCCGTGTCATCTGGACGCGGTATTGGTAAGTCTGCCCTCGTAAGCTGGCTGACGATCTGGATGCTGACCACGCGAATAGGTTCGACGACCATCGTGTCGGCTAACTCGGAAGCGCAGCTCCGTAGCGTCACCTGGGCTGAGATAACCAAGTGGCTGAGTATGGCGATCCACACGCACTGGTTCGAGGTATCCGCGACGCGGGTGCTACCGGCCAAGTGGATCGCTGAATTGGTTGAACGTGATCTGAAGATGGGAACGCGCTATTGGGGCGTAGAAGGGCGGTTGTGGAGTGCGGAGAATCCTGACGCATATGCTGGCGTGCACAACTTCGCGGGTGTCATGCTGGTATTCGATGAGGCAAGCGGAATTGATGATTCTATCTGGTCAGTTGCAGCGGGCTTTTTTACGGAAAATACCCCTAATCGCTTTTGGTTGTGCTTCAGCAACCCCCGTCGTAACTCTGGTTACTTTTATGAGTGTTTTAACTCCAAGCGAGACTTTTGGCGAAATAAAATTGTCGATGCCCGCTCCGTCGAAGGCACGGATAAGGCCGTCTACCAACAGATCATTGACGAGTATGGCCCCGACTCAAGCGCCGCGCACGTCGAAGTCTACGGTCAGTTCCCCAACGCGAGCGACGACCAGTTCATCGGAAACGCGCTGGTTGACGAGGCAATGGAACGTCCCGCTATATCCGACCAGTCCGCGCCCATCGTGGTCGGAGTGGATCCAGCACGCTTTGGTGCCGACGCTACCGTCATCGCCATAAGGCAGGGACGCGACATACTGAGCATCCGACGACACCGTGGCGATGACACAATGGAGGTCGTGGGTCGCGTGATTGACGTGATCGAGGAGTATAAGCCCGCCCTCGTTGTGATAGATGAAGGGGGATTAGGCGCAGGTGTCGTGGATCGGCTGAAGGAGCAACGCTACAAGGTGCGCGGCGTAAACTTCGGGAATAAGTCATCGAAGCCGCTGATGTATGGAAACAAGCGCGCGGAGATGTGGGGCGCGATGAAAGAGTGGTTGAAAGACGCGCACATACCGAAGGACAGGTATCTGAAGTCAGACCTGATCGGGCCTATGATGAAGCCGGACAGTAAGGGAACGATATTCTTAGAGTCAAAGAAGGATATGAAGTCGAGAGGGCTGGCCTCACCTGACGCAGCGGATGCTATTGCAGTAACCTTTGCATTTCCTGTCGCCAGACGCGAGCAACGAGTAGACAACCAGCGCCGCGTCGCGTATGGTGGCAACGCAGCCTCTTCAGGATGGATGGCCTCATAATGGCGGATAAGAAAGCTAAACCCGCAGCGTCGACGCCTGCACAATCTTACCCCGATCCATACTGGCCGGGTTACAATACTGGCCCGACGCTTGGCTATGAATCGCCAATGACCATGAGCGATACTGGCGTAAATTATGCGCCGCAAGGCGGCATGGCTAATACGCCAAGACCTGGCTATAGTTTACGCCCTGAACAACAGGAAGTAACGCCTAACGCTAATGCCGCCGCTGTCCGCGCTTATACACGCAACGCACCATATATGCAGGATTTTATGTCTGATCCGCAGGCTATGGTGCAAGAGATGTATACCCTACAAAAATCGCTAGATGAAAATCCAGGCGATGTAGTAAGCGAATATAGACTTCGTATACTAAGACAGGCGTTAGGCGACGTGTTTGGTATGCGCGTCCCTGAACAAGTCTACGGCTATGGGGTAACTCGCGCGCAAGCTCCTGCGACGCCTAACACGTCATATTTGTCGGGTAAAACCCCAGGATCAAAGTAATGGTATCGTTATCGGTAGGTCGTGGCGAGAAGCTATCGACAAAAGCGGGCGCTGGTCTGACGGCTAAAGGTCGTGCTAAGTATAATGCTGCTACGGGCAGCAAGCTAAAGCCACCGGCACCTAATCCTAAAACTAAAGCAGACGAAGGACGTAAAAAATCCTTTTGCTCAAGAATGGCAGGTGTAGTCGCTAAATCGAAGAACGCCGAACGCGCTAAAGCTAGTATGAAAAGGTGGAACTGTGGCAAGTAAGCCTGGGCTATACGCCAACATTCACGCCAAACGCGCACGCATAGCCGCCGGATCGGGCGAGAAGATGCGGAAGGTTGGAGCTAAAGGCGCACCAACAGCTAAAGCGTTTGTTAGATCCGCGAAGACAGCTAAAGGAAAACGCTGATGCCGTTAGTTAAGTCATCATCTAAGAACGCCATGCGTAAGAACATCAAGGCTGAAGTCAAAGCTGGTAAGCCCGTCAAGCAGGCCGTGGCTATTGCGTATTCAGTAAAGCGCGCAGCGGCTAAGAAGGGCGGCATGAGCAAGAAAAGCGGTAAATGCTAGTATCTTTGGCCGAAGCTAGGGCTAAAGGACTAAAGCATTATTTCACGGGTAAATGCTGTTCAAAGGGCCATGTAGCGCAACGATTTACAAGCACGCGGGCTTGCATTGATTGCGCGCGCGACGCTGCCGCAAAATGGAAACAAGATAATCCAGAAACGGAAAAAGCGCGGCAAGCAGCTTATTGCGCCAAAAACCGCGAACGTCGCGTAGCCAGTACTAAGGCTTGGCGCGAAGCTAATAGCGAGTATAGAAAACAATATACATTAGACCATTACAAAGCTAACAGAGAGCGTATTTTAGAGGCTGGCCGTAAACGCCGCGCAGCTAATAGAGATAAAGTTGCTGCCCTAGCCGCCGCCAAGAGAGCCGAAAAAGATATGCGGACGCCTAAATGGCTGACAAAGCAAGATTTTGCTGATATAAGAAAATTCTATGCGTTGGCCCATGAACTTTCACAGGCTTACGGCTTTCCTTGGCATGTAGATCATATTATACCGCTTAAAGGCAAAACCGTTTCAGGATTGCATGTAGTAAATAATCTCCAAGTTATTCCTGGCTCTGACAACCGCAAGAAGAGTAATTTATTCCATGGCTGCTAGTGACGTTGAAGGCGCGGGAAAAGTCTCTGATAGCCCAGACTCTGATCGTCTGGCTACTATGCGGCACAGATTTACTGTCGCACAGGCTTCGTATTCGGACACACGGGAAGATGAATTAGACGATCTTCGCTTCATGGCAGGAAGCCCTGACAACGCGTGGCAGTGGCCTGCGGACGTGTTGGCGACCAGAGGCGCGGTGCAGGGTCAGACGATCAACGCACGTCCCTGCCTGACGATTAACAAGCTGCCACAGCATGTCAGGTTAGTAACCAATGAACAACGACAAAACAGACCGTCTGGTAAAGTCATCCCAGCGGACGATAAAGCCGACGTTGCGGTCGCAGAGATCTTTCAAGGTATCGTTAGACACATCGAATACCTTTCCGACGCGGACGTTGCATATGATACCGCGTGCGACAATCAAGTTACCTACGGAGAAGGTTATATCCGAATCCTTACGGAATATTGCCGCGAAGATTCGTTTGACCAAGACCTGAAGATCGGTCGCGTCCGTAACAGTTTCAGCGTTTATATGGATCCAATGATCCACGATCCCTGCGGATCAGACGCTGAATGGTGCTTTATAACCGAAGACATCCCTAAAGAAGAGTATGAGCGCCTCTACCCTGACGCTTTGCCTATTAGCGTGATGATGTCACAAGGCGTTGGCGATCAGTCTCTTAGCATGTGGATGAGCCAAGAAACCGTCCGTATCGCTGAGTATTTTTATATAGACCATCAGAAGAAAACGCTGAATCTTTACCCTGACAATATCACAGCGTTTAACGGATCGCCGCAGGACAAGCAGCTCAAGGCTATGTTCGGCAAGCCTCTGAAGTCACGCACGAGCGAGCACCGTCAGGTCAAGTGGCTGAAGACGAACGGCTTTGAGGTGTTAGAGGAACGCGACTGGGCGGGTAATTATATACCGGTCATACGCGTGGTGGGCAACGAGTTTGAGGTAGACGGGCAGCTCTACATCAGCGGTCTAGTGCGTAACGCAAAAGACGCGCAGCGCATGTATAACTATTGGGTCAGCCAGGAAGCAGAGATGCTGGCGCTGGCTCCGAAGGCTCCGTTTATCGGATATGGGGGACAGTTTGAAGGATACGAAACAAACTGGAAAACCGCCAATACGAACAACTGGCCTTACCTCGAAGTCAACCCAGATGTCACTGACGGCGCAGGATCTCCTCTGCCATTACCTGAACGCGCGCAGCCACCTATGGCGCAAACCGGCCTTATCCAGGCCAAAGTGGGCGCTGGGGAAGATATCAAAGCCACCACGGGTCAATACGACAGTTCAATTGGTGCGACCAGTAACGAGAGGACGGGCCGTGCGATTTTGGCTCGGCAAAACCAGGGCGATACATCCACATATCACTACGTGGACAATCTCGCGCGAGCGGTTCGATATACGACAAGACAGCTAGTCGATCTGATCCCTAAGATCTACGACACGGAGCGCGTGGCGCGCATCGTCGGACTCGACGGCGAAGTGGATATGGTGAAGATCAATCCAAACCAGCCAGAACCAGTCCGCGTCATCAAGGATCCGATCACAGGTCTGGATCTTGAGAAGATCTACAACCCAAGTATCGGCATTTACGACGTAGTAGTCACGACAGGCCCAAGCTATGCGACCAAGCGCCAAGAGGCGATGGAAGCGATGCAGATGATCTTGCAGACCAACCCGCAGCTCTGGGCTGTGGCAGGCGACCTGTTCATTAAGAACATGGACTGGCCTGGGGCGCAGGAGATGGCGGCTAGGTTCTCCAAGACGCTAGATCCGAAGGTTCTGGATAACACAGATGAGTCGCCAGAAGCGCAGATGATGCGCGCTCAAATGAACGACATGGCGAACCAGATGGAGCAGACTGCGGCGCTCGTCCAGCAACTGCAACAGTCGTATGATATGCAGAAACTGGCGATTGACGAGCAGAACACGCAGATCAAGGCGTATGATGCGGAGACAAAGCGCATACAGGCTACGTCTGCAAACATGACACCTGAACAAATACAGGATATTGTCATGGGAACGGTCGCTGCGGCGCTGGATACAGGCGACATCGTGCGCGGGAATGAGCCTTTAC